CCTGGCATTGGACGTAAACCATAATCGGTTCCACCCATTCCATAAGCGTAATAATTTGAAGTATTTGGAATAGGTTTTCCACCAATAGTACCTAAACCATCCCAAACTCCAGATCGTTGATAGGTTTCTAGTCTTCCTTTTGTTGGAGATTCGTTTGTAGTCCCATTAAATAAAACATTTTCTGATGCTAGATTAGCACCACCAACTCCAAATCCTCCTCTAATATTATTATCTACTAAATCAACTGATGATACTAATTTTACCCAACCAGTTCTAGCTTCTAAATAGGATAATTGTTCATTAGTTCTATTTACAGAACCATATACTTTTTGACGTTGGTCAATTTGTTTTATAATTACTTCATTAAAACCTTCTCCTACTATATTAGACATAATTAGGCGTTTATTGCGTTAAAATTTCTTATTACATTAGCATAATTTGAAGGAATTCTAATTTGTATTCCCTCAGGAATTATTAAACTATTTTGAGGTAAACTTACTAATGTTCCTGCTCCAGCATTACCTGTATTAGCAATAGAAATAACCCACCAAAGTGAGCTATTTTTATAATATTGCTGTGCTAAAATATCAAATCTATCTCCTTGAGTTGTATAAACGTAAATATCATTTTCAGATAATGGAACCTCAGGATAACGAGAAGTTACATAAGCCTCTTTTCCGTTGATTCTTGTTTTTGGTATATTTTGATATCTATTCATTTTATAATCCTCTTCTAGTTATTCCTGCTAAAGCTGCTGCTGTTGCTGCTTGAGCAGCGTTTTGTGCTGTTGTGTTAGCTACGGCTACAGAAGTATCATCGTTATTATAATTATTATTATCACTACCAGGACCATTAGCTAATGCTATAAATTGTTGATTTCCGTATGATTGTACAAATCCTGTATCTTCTCCATCTGTATTAATAGCATTAGTACTAAATGTAAGTTCTTGTTTTCTTGGAATGAATTTTTGGATTGGTGTAAATGTGAATCCTGAAACTTTAATAATTTGGGTTAATTCTTTAACTGTTCCATCCTCAGAACCATCTGTTGAACCTATTCCTATTTCCCAAGGACTATCTTCACCCATTTCATATGTTAAACTAGTTATAAAACCAGGTTGTTCATATAAATAACCTCCAATTGTTAATTGTACTAAATTACCTCTCATATATCCATTTGGACTATAATCTGGTGCTAAGGTTGAAGCAAGATAGTTTAGTTTTTTATACATTGGAATAAGCTCTTCTTTTGATTGAGCTGCTACAGTCCAAGATAACGAAATTTGTCTAGTAAACCCACCATAAGTGTAAAACTGTTCCCCTCTTCCTAAATAATTAAATCCATTCCAATTAGCAGTATAAGAATCTGAGATAGATCCTAAAAATGCTCTAAAATGCATAAATGTTTTAAAATTAGGACTATCATTATCTATAGCTGCTATTCTAAATTTTACAAAATCATTTACTACTGGATCTTTGGTTACGGAATCACTTCTGTATATGGGTAAAGAATTAATTTTATCTAAACCAAATTGATTTAGTGGGCTATCTCCTACACCCCTAATATTAGCAATATTCCCATATGCCGATGGATTACCTTCTTGTTTGGTACGAACACCAGCAGCATAATTATAATAATCATTATTGCCTCGTTGTCCTGGATCTCCAATATTTACTCGTTGAGTAAAATTAGCAGCACCACCAACACTATAAGTTAATGATTTAGCAGTTGCTCCCGAAGCATTAGCTGCTTTTTGAGCTGAGCCTTGTAATTTAGCTCTTAAAACAGCTCTAAAATCTTGAACTTTGGGAGTAGCAATACCATTACCTTCAATTGCTTTAGGTTGTTCTGCTATTAATTTAGAACTATATGTCCAATCGTTTTGTCCTGTATCTGAGGATAATTGAGTTGGGTTTATAGTATTCGGGAATTTTGTTAGTGGGGTTTGAGAAGTTGGGGAATATCTTATTCCTGTTTTCCCAATTCCTAAATTAGAACCAGGACCACCAACATAAGTCATTATATTAATCCCATTATTAAGAACTACTCTATCACCATCATAGTTAATAGATCTCTGTTGATAAGAACCTCGTAATAATTCAGCTAATCTGTTTTCCTCTGGTAGTTGTGTTGGTTTTACTTTAACACCGTATAAATTTTCGTTATTAGCATAAGCACCTGTGTCAGCAAATGGGTTTATGCCTTGTTTATTTAAATGACCACCAAACGCTACTAGACCGGCTTCAGCCAATGTATTTAATGGTGAATAACTACCTTCATTTAATATACCACTTGTTTGAGTTCGTACAGATGTACGAGATAATAATTGTTGTTTAGCTATAAAAAGTAATCCGTTTGGGGATTTAATATCCGCAAACATTTTACCTAAACGTAAAACATCTGTTGCTGAGTCTCGTACTATATTTATACCTCCCCTTAATAAAAAATCTGTTGTTCCTATATAGGGAGAGATATCATCAGGGATAGGTGTAGTAATATATGGTTGTCCACTATTACCTCCGTATACCCTGTCATTCCCATATCTTAGGGACTTAAGATCCGTTTTAAGGTCAATTAAACCCATTATTATCTAGGTAAGTTATCTAAATAAGGCAATTTTCCGTTTACTTTAGGAGCTAATCCATTTAAATCTAATTGAGAAACAGCTAAATCTGTAGCATAATTAGATTGTCTATCGTAAACTAAAGGTTGTTTACCATCTAAGTCTAATTGTGACTTAGCTAAATCTTCTTGGTATTGAGATACACCATCATACTTAGTTGGATTTTTCCCATCATAAGCTGAAAAATTTGATCCTGCGGTTTGTAATTTGTCTAATAATCCCATAGTTGTATTTTGTTATAAATATTAAAGTTATTGAACTCTATAAGTGCTTACATTCATTGCTGTACCTACTTTAGTTCCATCTAAGTATACGTGTCCTCCTGCTTTTACAACAGAAATAAGTTCATCTAGTTTAGCATAGAATTTATCAAGAGGAATTACAGCTTCATTTCCGGCTTCACCAACTAATGCTCGTGTAGGACCAGTTACTATACCTCCTTTAGCCATTTTTTTCTCTGTTCCAAACATAGGAATAATAGCTTCCCCTAATCCTGCTGCTGCTTCTGGGAATAGTCCTAATAGATTTTTAAATAGCCATTCACCTCCCATACTTCCAACTATAGTTCCTAATGGACCTCCAACAGCAGTACCCATTGCCCCTCCTAAAATACCACCTAACCCACCAGCTACAATTTTACCTACTTCTTCTGAAAGTTTGTCTTTAGATAATGGTTGTCCATCTTCACCTATAGGATTTTCAATTAAACTTTTAATATCATTATAGGCGAAAAAACCAGTTAATAATGTATTTAATAAAGGAATTTTTTTAAGAGTAGTTTTAAGAAAACCACCAATACCTCCTGCTGATTTTACTGCTCCTTTAATTGCTGTTAACGGATTTAATTTTCCCATTAATCCTTTAGCTCCTTTAAACAAATTAGAGAAAAAACCACCACCTTTAGTAGCTGCAGATGCTGCTTGTCCTCCTGCACTTGCGGCACCACCGGCTGCTGCTCCAGCACCTGCTCCTGCTCCACCACCACCAACAGCAGCTGCTGCTCCTGAGGCAGCTGAAGCTACTTGACCCATCATCCCTCCTAATCCTTTAAAAGAACCAGTTAATTTACCAAATTTAGCAATCATGCTTCCTCCAGTAAGTAAAAGTAAAGCTTTAACTATTAATTCAGCATTATGGGCTATAAAACTAAAAGCAGAAGATATTGGTTTAATTAAACCTACTAATTTATCCATAGATTCAGCCATCATTTCTGTAGCTTCTTTTTGTTTTTCAGCTATGGTTTGGTTTTTTAATTGTCTTTCTAATTCTTCATTTCCTAATTTTTTAGAAATTTCTCTTTCTAAATTTTTAGCTTCTTCTAGTTTACCTTGTTTTTTTAAAACATCAACTTGTTCTAATTCTTTTTTTACTGATGCTTCTAGATCTGTTTTATCTTTAGCACTATAAGCCGCTAATGCTTTTTGTTCTTGGAACATTTCAGCCATTTCATCTCTACTCATACCTAAAGCTTTTGCTGTAGCTTCTTGTTGAATACGATTCATTCGACTGAATTTTTCTGAGGTAATTCCTTGTTTTCCAATTTCATTAGCAACACCTGCTAAATCATTGTTTAAAGCTAATCGTCTAGCTTCTTCTAAATTTAATTCTTGACCAGTAACCAATTCAGCTTCCATTTCAGCTGCAATTGAATCTTCAAAATTTAACAATGAACCTGCTATCTTATCAACTTGGTCTAAAGATAAACCAAGTTTTTTAGCAGATATAGCAGCTTGAGTAATATTTCCTCCAATTCCTTCTGTTGATAATTTTGTAGCAGCACTTGCTTTTGCTACCTCTTTAGTAATAGCTTGATAGGAAATTGCGGTTTTGTTACGATAATTACTTAACATAACTTCACCTCTAATAGAATTTCCTGTATCTTTAATATTTTTTCCGGTTGCTGCTGAATATTTTTCTAAATCATTAGCTTCATCAGCAGACAATCCCATAAATTTTACTTGAGCTGCTAATTCTTTAGTTGTATCCATACTAGCTATAGCTGTAGTACCTAAAGAAGTAGCTAAACTTTCAGCGGCTGCTTGAAGTTCACCTCCTGTAAGACCTTCCATACTGCGAGCAGCAGCATTAAAGCCTTTCATTAATCTTTCACTATCTTCTGCGGATTTATTTAAGTTTCTACCTAAAGAAACCATCCTTTTGTCCGCTTCACCTAAACCCTCAACTAATAACCCTAAAGTAAAAGCTGAAGCTATTTTTGTAAAGGCTCCTCCTAATTGTTTAGCACCAGCAACAAAAGAATTTCCACCTTCGGACGCGGCTTCTCGAGCTGAGTCTGATGCTTTTTGAAATTCACCAAATACTTTACTAAGACCTGGTATTTCATGAAAAAAATCTGCTACATCATCAAAAACTTTAGTTTGTTCATTTAATTTTTCAAACTGATCAGTTATTTTTCCTGCTTGTTTAGCTTGCTCTTTTAATTTTTCAGCACCATCCTCATAAGCTCTAGCTACACGATATGCCTCTCTAGCTTGTTTAGCTGAAAGGTTAACTGTTTCTGTTCTTAGTCTAGAGGCTTTGGCTTCTAATTTAAGAGCTTCCTCTTGGGCTTTACGAACTTTATCTTCAAAAGCAGCTTGTTGTTTTTTAGAAGCTAATGTCTTTGAATCTGTTTTAGCAATAGCATCTCCTAAAGCTTTAGCAGCATTAAAACTTTCTTTATATGCTTCCGTACTTTCACCTGTAGCTCTACTAACTTCTCTTAAAGAAGAACTAATACTTTTCCCAATAGAATCTAAATCATTAAGTAATCCTATAGAGTCTTCTCTAATTTGTTTAATTATTTTTTCGTCTATATCTCCTACTTTTTTAGCCATTAATTAAGTATTTTGTTATAAATATTAAAAGGCATCATTTTTTAGACGCCTTTGTAATATAAGAGGGGGGTGTAATAAGAGTATTATTTTTTTCAGATTTTAGGTTTTTAATTGATTCTTGAACTACATCCGTTTGAGGGTTTTTATTTTCATAATGTTCCCTTAATTTATTATATGTAAAATTTCTTAACCAAATAGGCATGTTATAAATAGTATTCCAATCATAACCACCATTACCATTAAAAACAATTTCATGTATTTGATTAAATACACTTAATCTATACTCAGGCGTCAGGCCAAAAAAAGTTAATCCCAATTGGTAAATCAACGTCCTCCTCACCGCCTTCTGAAGTGATTAGAGTTATTTTCATATCTACATCAGGACTTAATTCATTATAATATTGACGAAATGCTCTAGCATCTTTAGCTAAAAAATAGTTATTAACAAAATCTCTAATATCTTTACTTTCTGATGAACCATTAACACTTAATAGCATATGACTTAATCTTACAGTAACGTCACTAGTTGTTTCTTTGTTTAATTTTTTAAGTCCTTTTGATTCACTATCAATTTTATTTTCATCACCATGAGTAAGTAATTTAAAAGTTAAAGTGTTATTTGAATGAGGAAGAACAAAATTAAACATGTTAGATGTTGCTTTTGATACCTCTGGGTGTAATGGTTTTGGTTCTATAGAACTTAAATCTACTTCTTGTTTAATACCATCATATTCAAATTCATAACTAGCTCCATAAGATAAAACACGAGCTGCTATCATAATAGCATTTTTATCACCAATTAACAAATCATTATAATTAATTTTAGTTACAATTAGTGATTGTAACAATTTATCAACCACAAGTCCTTGTTTGATGTAATTTTGATTTGTTAAAATATCTTCTTCCTTAGCGGTCATATATTTCATTTCAATCTTGCCTTCACGAAGAGGATTTCCTTCAGGATACAATAAACCTTTTGAAGGTAATTCTACCATTTCGGTAGGTAATTTAAATCTATTTTCTTCCATAATTTTTATTTGTTATAACTTTGTTGTCCTATATAAATATATAAAGAAAAAAGAAGCTCGCAAAAAATGCGAGCTTTCTTTAATTTACTTTTACTTTTAATTAGAAATTCAATACACAGTAATCTGGTTGTACTTCCATAGTTAAGTTTACTGCTGTGTTTTCAGTATCCCAACTATATTCACCAAAGTTTGCTGAAGTAATTAAAGCACCTTTGATAATCCATTCTGAAACAATATCACCTACTGGTCCTAATACATCAAATGTTAAGTCTTTCTTATAGAAATCGCTATAGCCATCACGACCAGTTACTGATTCGTGGTGTAAACGTACCCATTCCATTACCGCCTGAGCTCCTGAAGGAGTGATAGGATCAAATAATGTAAATGTGATAGGACTCCAAGTAGTTTTACCTTTTACAAAACGTTGTACGTTAATATGGTTTAAAGGTACAGTACCTTGGGTTAACGTGACTGCACTAACACCTTTAATCTCATACGCTGGTATACCGTCAATATACATAATGAATCGGTTGGCCTGTTTTGGTTCAAAGGCTGTGAAAAATATTTCGTTTGGATCTAATACTGCCATTTTGTTTATTTATTTGTTTTGTTATAAATATTGGTTTTTTAAAAAATTACGCTGGGAAAGTAGCTCCTGTAGGTAAGATGTTGAAATCCAAGTAAATGAATTCAGCTGTCTTAGTAGGTTGTAAGTAAATTTGACCTACTAATTGATTTCTATCAATTACATCTGGAGTGTTGTTACTTGAATCCATGATTACTTTAAAAGCATACAAACCTTGACGTTGTTGAACTGATTCCAAATATGGGTTAACTTGGTTCAAGAAACTTGTACGAGTTGCGATTGTGTTTTGTTCGAATACTAAGTTATTTGCTACTTGAGAAATATAAGACTTAAGAGAAATTAACAGACGACGAACGTTTACACGATCCAAAGCACTTGCTTTAGTTTGTAATGTTTTCTGTCCGTAAACAACAACTCCTGTTCCTGGGAAGGTAGCAATTGGATTAACTTTATTTACATATAAAGTATCACGTTGAGATTGAGATAATTTCTTTTCAGCTCTTACTACATTACCTAATCCACCTCTGTTAATACCTGCTGGTGCGAACCAAGGTTCAGATACGCTATCGTTATAAGCATAAACACCACCTACCATTGTTGAGGCCGGAACCCATACTAATTGAGCAGAATCAGGATCGATTGTTTGAACCCAAGGCCAGTATGAAGCGGCATATGAAGTATTTTTAGAGTTTGCAGTAGTAGTTGCTTGGTTAACACTTGAACTAAAAGGTACTAAATCAGCTACAAAGATATTATCACCACGGTTTTGGGTATTATTAATAAGTGTAGTTACTTGAGAAGCACCTAAATTAGCTTCAGAAGCAAACAATCCAGGAGTTAGCAATACATTAAAACGATAATCGTCTTGGTTAGCTAACAAATTAATCATATATT